CTATTGTATAGCAATCCTCTGGTTCCATGCGGTACATGGTAACTGGTTTCCTTGGCTTGGTGTCAAGCGGAGACTGTCTTAACGGAAACAGATTCATTAGTTCTCCTTTGCATACAAGTCGTATTCCTTTCTCTGGCTCAATGAAGGAAATCTTTTTCATGTAGATGAGCCTATAAATGGTTGAGCGGCTTGCACCAAACATAGCATACGCTTCCGTTATGCTGATATACTCTTTAGACTTGGGCATATTGCTTACAATCTTGTCCAGTTCAAGTTGGCGTTTTTCTTCATCATGCTTACGCTTCCACGCCACCTTGGAGCATTTGGGTGAACAATACCAGGACTCCAAAGTCCTTGCGAAGAACTCTTCTCCGCACACAGGACATTTCCGTACTATCTTATACTTTGCTACTGCCATAATTCATTCATTTTGTAGTTCTTAATATCTATTCTTCTCATCATATCTACTTTTTCTTACAGGTACAAATAAGGTACAGATGTTTATAATAATAACGCAAAGATAGCAATATTATTGTGTACGGCCAAAAACAAGAAAAGCGTGTAACTCATTGAGCTACACGCTTTCCATTTGATATTGTATTCTTATTTCTCTATGTGCTTATTTCACTATCTGAAAATTCGGATATTGCGGACTTTCCGTCAAGAGAGTTCTTGTACAGGTTCCAAAGGTAATAGTTGAATTTCATGACTACAATCTCTTCATAAGACTATAAATGTCACTTTGCTCTTTTACATCTTTTATCGGCAATTCATTAACGCCTAATTTAAGGAATTCTTTAGCATACTTTTCCTTTAAAGCACTTATCTCATCAGGCGTCATATATTCCTCATTGCTTTTCCTAACCAACTCTGTAGCCAGTTTATCCGTAAGCAATTCAATAGCTTTTTGTTTATCACCCTTCAATAATGCAATACGTATTTTGTCAGTTCTGTCGATTTCAAGATCAGCATCAATTTTTTTCTTAATTTTCCTGACATCATTTATCATTTTCCAGATTTTGAAGAATAACACAATCTGCAGGACAGATACTACAACTATAATGAAAGAAATAAAATTTAACATAATCCACTGTTTATTTATACTTACAATTGCGTTCTAATGGCCAATATATTCTCTACGATAAAAAGTTTTCTTATTTTATCCTTGCGAAGCTTAATATCGTCGTATTTAGTGTTCTCGCTCCGAAGGATGATATAATTATCTTCATCTGGTTCATATCGGCGAATATACTTTATCATTCGGTATTCGTCAAGGAGAATAAGATACATTTGTCCATAAAATATATCCTGCCAACATTTTATTTCTCTTATGACGACCATATTGCCATCGAAAATTTTTGGCTCCATACTATCTCCATTTGCTCTAACTATACAAGAGTCTTTGCTTATTCCAGGAAGACTTACATGACCTATGATAGTATCCTCTGTAAAGATTATATCCCGATACTGCGTTCCACAAGTAGCATCAATATCGTAGACAGGGGTTGCACCTGTCCCTACAACATCTTCTTTCTTTACTACATTAAGCATATCGCCCAAATCGGCAGTAAGCCAAGCTTTATTAATTTCAGGATAACAAGATATTATCTTATCTACCATAGCCGAAGAAAAAGTTTTCGTCCTACATTTCAAGATATCATATACTGCCTGCGTAGTCTTTACACCTATTTTAGAAGCAAACTGAGCAGGGTTCAAACCAGTGTAATCCAATATTTTAGTTAATTTTTCGCAAGTATCCATAGGTATTTATGTTAAAAATCAAAATACTAAAAGATATAATCTTGTTTATCTTGCTAAATCAAGATATTATCTTTATATTTGCAGCAGAATTAATAAATCAGCAACGTTTCTATAACGTTTGACTGCAAATATACACAAATAAAATAGAACGACGATGCCACAGAGAAAAAAAATTGAATTGAAGTATGGGTGCGCAAAGAAACTGGCCGCTGATTGCCAAGTCGCACCTAACACAGTGAAGTTTGCTCTAAACTATGTAACAGACACAGAGCTGGCTGAACATATACGCAAAACGGCTTATGAGAAAGGTTATGTAAAAGAGTTTTAACATCAAAAAGCACGATTATGAAAAGAAATGTATTACACGATATTATGAGCCTTGCATGGCAGTTCGTAAAGCGAAATGGCTTTACAATGAGTGAAGCATTAAAGGTGGCCTGGGCCAACATAAAGCTGAAGGCAGCAATGAAACAGAGAATCGTGAAGTTCTACTTTCAGAAAGTTGACGGTTCTATACGTGAGGCATACGGCACACTGAAAGAAAACCTGATACCAGCCACAAGCGGTGACAACAGAAAGAGAAACGACACCGTTCAGGTTTACTTCGACACTGAAAGACAAGAATACAGATGCTTTAAGAAAGCCAATTTAATTTCAATTTGTATGTGATATGACGAGAACTGAAGCGCGCATGATAGCAGAAGAACTGTTCAAATTATTTGAAAAGAACGGATTCAAGCCGCAAATGATTACACCTGAGCGGTATCTGAACGCCAAAGAAGCCGCCAAGCTGCTCGGCATGCCGCTGAACACGCTGTATAAGAAGGTAACAGAAATACCTCATGTTAAGCAGGGCAAGCGACATGTGTTCAAAGAAAGCGCGCTTCGTGAGTGGATGGACAACTGCTAGCATTGAGGTGCCGGGAGAGCTGAAGGCTCGCATCACGCAGCGAGAGCGGCGGCACCACACGTGACAGGCGTTCTTTGACATGTTGAAAAATACGAAAGCGAAGCAGACGGCAAGACTAACAATCTATAGCCGTATGCGAGGACGCAAGTAGGGCTAAAAATATAATCGGTAACAAAGCGCAAAAATTAAAATCATGACTGGACATGCATGAAAAAATAAGTGTCATGTAACTAATGAGTTTACCAGTTATGTGTTTACGGCAATAATGCCGTGAATTTCTGAAGATCTAAGATTTAGCTAAATGCTACGCAATATGTCCATCCTAAAGGAAAAGGTTATAAAGGGCATGGTTTGGGCGACCATTTCGGCTGATGCTTTATCTTTTACAATAACCTTGTGCTGTCCATTGAGACTGCGGTAGAACCGGGCACAGGGTACCAATTTTATAAGTTTCTAGTTTTTATCATTTTTCTTGACTGCATCCACTGTGAAGTTCATGCAAAGGCCGGGTAGCTCAAAGTATAGAGCCGCGGAATGGTCCGCGAGGTTAGAGGTTCGAGTCCTCTCTCGGCCACGACAAGATGAAATACATAACAGTCAGTTATTAAGAATTACTTGAGAACTGAATATTTTTCTTAGCCTGCTACGTCGTGATGACGCGGCAGGATATTGTAGAATAATCAAAAATAATCAATATATGAAAAAGATGGTTTTAGCTGTAAACATTATAGCATTTATTTATGCCTGCCATACAGGCGATGCCACTGCCTTAGCAGTAGCTTTTCTATGGTTCTCAGCCGAATACGGCAAGAGCTTGTATAAAATATGGTATAAGATTTTATTATGAAACTTTACGAACGCGACTACGCAGATTTGGCACGCAAATGTGCCGATTGCGCTAATGCCGGAATATCAGCAGTGTCAGTCGAAAAGAAAGACGAGACGCTGATATTGACAGTTGATGTGACTGTCGACGGGTACACAGAGGACGACTATTATAACGGTACAGGCGGATTTATCCCGACTAATTCTGATTGCCGTATAATTGATGTCGAATTATGCACTCTTGATGACAATGGCAAGATGCCATATATAGACCAGACCAGAATTGAACAAGAAACAAAAGAAATACTATTAACAATTTAATTTTTTGGATTATGTCACTTATTAAGAAATCAAACGAATTAGTAATCCCATCAACAGTAAAAATGATGATATACGGTCAAGCTGGTATGGGAAAAACGACAGTAGCATTAAGCGCACCAAAACCATTGCTACTCGACTTTGACAATGGTGTGAAGCGTGTCAATATGGCTCACTTGGATGGTATTGACATCGTTCAGGTCAGTTCATGGCAGGATGTCCGGCAAGTATTAGAAGAAGACTTATCTACATACCAGACTATCGTGGTAGATACAATCGGCAAGATGATGGATTTTATAATCACCTATAAATGCGATATACGCCAGCCACAAATCAAGGACTGGGGTGGCATCAACGCCGAATTTTCTTGGATGACACGCACGCTTTCGTCGCTCAACAAAAACGTGGTATTTGTAGCTCACAGAGACACGAGAAAAGATGGAGACGACACAGTATTTATCCCTGCCTTGCGTGAAAAATCATACAACTCAATCGTTACAGAACTTGACTTGCTCGGATATCTTGAGATGCGCAACGAGAACGGTGTACAAAAACGTACTGTCACGTTCGATCCGACATCACGCAACGACGGCAAGAACACCTGTAACCTGCCGGGCGTAATGTTTGTGCCAAGCATTCTAGACAAAAACGGCAACCCGACTGCAAAGAATGATTTTATAAGTACAAAAGTCATCATGCCTTATCTCAACATGCTGCAGGTTAAAAAAGAAGAGCGTGCACGCTACGACAAAGTCATTGAAGAGATAAAAGATAATATAGAAATGATAACGGACGCACAATCTGCCAACGACTTTGCTTCGAGGATAAACAACTTCGAACATGTAGGAAGTTCTCTAAGTATGGCAAGACGTCTTTTCTCAGCAAAGGTAAATGCCCTTGGGCTTATATTCGATAAAGAAACTAAGACTTATGCAGACAAAGCAGCCTAAATTCAAATTCTATGCAACGCTTCTCGATACCTTTACCGGATATCTGAAAAGCGATGTGATATGGGGCAAATATTGGGGATTCAGTGAGAATCCCCCACATACCCCAGACGAATTTAAAGATCTACAGTTCCAACGCCTGATAGATACGATAAACCGTGTCCCGTTCGACAGCGAAGCAGCTGATAAGGGGACGGCTTTCAATGAGGTGGTAGACTGCATGATTGAAAATCGGAAATCAGAAAAGGTTCAGGTAGAAAGACTACTATCAGACATGCAGGATGGCAGACAGGCCATAATCGGACTAAGAGCCACCTATAACAACCGCCAATTTGATTTTCCCATTTCTCTATGCCGTGAGTTCGCAGACTATTATAAAGGCGCATTAACTCAGCAACGAGTAGAGGCAATTTTGCCAACGTGTTTTGGTGATGTACTTCTATATGGTTACATAGACGAACTTTTACCGATGTCAGTCCACGATATAAAGACGACAGGCAGTTACTATGTCGGTAAGTTCAAGGATCACTGGCAGCACATGATTTATCCGTACTGTCTTATGCAGAATGGTAATGATGTCAGGTCGTTTGAGTATAACATCACAGACTTCAAATCCACTTATACAGAAAGCTACACATTTGTACCAGAACGTGACATACCTATTATTACTGATTATTGCGAGGAGTTTATCAGGTTCTTGAACGATAACAGAGATTTGATAACAGACAAGAAAATTTTTGCTGAAGATGAGTAACCAGATTACAGGGCGTATAATTGGAATAAGCCAGATTATCCAGATACCTTCCAAAAACGGCGGCAGCCCATTTCTTAAGCGTGAGTTCCTGCTGGATGCAACGACCTATGATCCATATACAGGCGAGCGCAGCGAGTATGAAAACATCCTGCCACTAGAGGTTTCAGGTGACAAATGCGCCGAATTGGACCAGTTCAAGATTGGCGATATTATAACAGTTTCTTTTGCTTTACAAGGTAGATCCTGGACTAACCAAGATGGCGAGCTTAGACGTATGACTTCAATTAGATGCTACAAACTTGAAGCAAGGCGGCAGGCACACCAACCGGCAATCCAGCCAGCTTCACAGACACAGCAGCAACCAATAAGCCAACAAACATCGATGTCACCACAGTTTCCTCCAGAAGTGGATGCAAACGGCAACCCCAAAGATGACTTACCATTCTAGACATGAGTATTTTTAATTTAAAAAATGAATATGATGTACCCAAATTCAAGGCGTATGTAAATAAGCTGTTCAAAGAGCGTGCCGTAGTTGAACTAAGAAAGAAACATCCTAACCGGACTTTAGCACAAAACAGCTATCTGCACCTTCTTTTAGGGTATTTCGGTAGTGAGTACGGTTGCAGCCTTGACGAAGCCAAAATTGACTTCTATAAAAGGACTTGCAACCGTGATTTGTTTGAGAGAAAGACGGTCAATAAAAAAGGCAAAGAGGTAACTTATCTGAGAAGTTCAGCAGAGCTTACCACAAGCGAAATGACTTTAAGCATTGACCGCTTCCGTAACTGGAGTTCATCCGTCGCAGGAATATACTTGCCTGCTGCCAACGAACAACAGATGCTAATTTTTGCACAACAAGAAATTGAACGCAATAAAGAGTTTATTTGATTATGGACAAATTTTTAGGACAAGACATTCCAGAGAAGGAACGATGGCAGTTTCTTCAAGATAATGCAGACGCGATAGAGAAAATCGGATATACACATCGATTCACGCCAGATGAACTTGCACAAAAGAAAGAAGTGCTTGCAGAAGTCTCTATCTCCATCAATGATATTGAAGTAGAGAAAAAGGAAGCCATGCAAGAGTTCAAAGAACGCCTAAAACCATTAAACGAAGAAAAACAAGAACTTTTAGACCACATCAAAAGGGGTACTGAGTTCGTTGACAATGAAGAATGCGCCAAGATTCTCTATCATGACGAAAAAATGGCAGGCTTCTATAACAGACTGGGCGAATTGGTTTATAGCCGCCCTATCATGCCACAAGAAATGCAGAAAACAGTATTTAGTATTAACCGTAAAACAGGAACAGACAATTAATTATGAGTGAGAACAAAATCAATTTGATTGTACCGAAAGACTATAATGGTACGCCTATCGAAGTAGTATTAAGAGAAGGACAAGCTGCAAAACCGCTTGATCCTAAAGAGCCTAAAAAAGTTTCAATTGCCGGAACCATTGAAGCACCATTCAAATGGCTGGAAAAGCGCATTGGACTAATTAATCAGAAAGCATCAAATATCATTGTCAATCGTGATAAGATGGGATTGGCTTTGACCATTGATGAGACCAACTACTATCAAACTGAAGTCTGTGGTTTTCTGATAACATCAAAAGAAATGCAGGAGTTCGGCATCAACACCGAGAAGAAATGGGAACCGATCAAGCTGTCTCAGTTTTTTAAGATGCATCGTGCCTTCTTCAAGGATAAGTCTGAGAACATGATGCTTGTGTCCACTTTGAAGAACTTCAAGGCAAAGGTTAATCAGGATATAGAGCGCAGCAAGGAAGAAAATGGAAGCAAGACAGACAATTATTCACAGGTCGTAGATTCCAATCTTCCTAAATCGTTCAAGCTCAATATTCCTCTTTTCAAGGGCTTTGCCTGTGAAGAAATAGAAGTTGAGATTTATGCAGATGTTGATGGCCGAGAAGTTTCTCTGTCCTTGGTCTCAGCAGGTGCAAATGAGACTATTGAAGAATACAAGAACAAGGTGATTGACGAACAGATTGAAGCGATTAAAGGTGTAGCCCCTGACATCGTAATCATCGAAGTATAATTGACAGCCCGGAAAGACGGGCATACGGGCGCAAGCACAGGACGTGCTTTAGAGTGGAGTAATTGCGCAATATCTCCATGAACTTGCTTCATTGAATTAGCTAATATATGAGGCAAGTAAAACCATGATGGTTGGGCGGGTTCGATTCCCGCTGCATCCACAAATAATCTCAAAATAAAGAATATGGAAACGAAAAAAATAACTAAGACTGTTTACATCGCTAATGATGGAAAAGAGTTCTTGACGAAAGAAGATTGCGAAAAACATGAGACTTTTGTTGAAAGAATACTTTCACGTATTAAGTATTTCTGTATCAGATGCCATCCTGATTTGACAGAAACAGGAAATTTCCAGCATAAAATATATGTGGCTGTATTTTCTAAAAATGGAATATTCAGTAAAGAAATCGCATTTCAATGGGCTTTAAAGAAGTTTGGTACTTACTTAGGGGAAAGCGTAATGGGATATGGTTTTCAACCCCATTTTAATGTAAGTGAGGTTTCTAAAGAAGAATATGAAGAATGCTCTGTAACAGTATGGGGAGGCACACCATTGAAAAGCGAAAAGATATTCCTCAGTCCTGAACCAATACAGGGTTTTCCTGATAATATTAATTATATAAAAGAATGGGGATTTAAATAATGCCGTACTATATCAAGAAGCCTAAAAAGAAGAAAGAAAAACCTTTGCCATTATTCGACAAGGCTGGTATTAAAATACAGAAGAAGCCGGATTTAAAGGCGAAGCTCGATAAAGAGTTTTCCCTTTTCATCCGGCTTCGTGATTGTATGCCGAACGGATATTTCCGCTGCATATCATGCGGACAAATAAAGCCGTTTGAACAGGCTGACTGTGGACACTATTTCAGCAGGACACATCTTGCTACAAGGTACGACGAAAAGAATTGTAATGCTGAATGCCGCCACTGCAACAGGTTTAAAGCAGACCATTTGGAAAGTTACAGAGTGAACTTGATTGCCAAAATCGGGCAACAGGCTTTTAATATGCTTAAAGTCAAAGCTGCCAGTACATCAAGAATGAGTGACTTTGAATATGAGCAGCTTATAAGATACTATAAAGCAATAAATAAAAAACTAAAAAAGGAAAAGGGCTTATGAGCTATGTTTTACGAGATTACCAGCAAAAAGCCAGTGATGCGGCGGTCAGTTTCTTTGCAAACAAGACTAAGAGAAACAATGCCATCATGGTATTACCGACTGGAGCTGGCAAAAGCCTGGTGATAGCCGATATCGCCAGCCGCCTTGAAGGGCACACGCTTGTATTCCAGCCTTCAAAAGAGATACTCGAACAGAACTATCTGAAACTTTGTTCTTATGGTATCCTTGACTGCTCTGTATACTCTGCATCATTTGGACGTAAGGATATTTCAAGGATAACGTTCGCCACCATTGGCAGCGTTAAAAATCATCCTGAACTGTTCCAACATTTCAGGAACATTATCATAGACGAGTGCCACCTTGTCAATCCAAAAGAAGGTATGTACAAAGATTTTCTTACCATGCTGCAGTGTAAGGTTCTTGGACTGACAGCAACACCATACCGTTTATCGTCAAGCCGTGACTTCGGATCGATGCTGAAGTTCATCACACGAACACGCCCATGTGTATTCTCGGAAGTCATCTATCAGGTGCAAATCTCCACCCTATTGGATATGGGCTACCTTTCAAAGCTTAACTATTACGCCATGAACCCTTTGGGCTGGAATGAGCTTAACCTAAAAGTAAATACGACAGGTGCCGACTATACGGACAAATCAGTAGTAAAAGAATATGAGCGTATTGACTTCTATGGATTTTTGGTAAGCATCGTCCGTAGGCTTATGAATCCGAAAGTTGGCGGCAAGCGTAAAGGCATACTCGTTTTCACTAGATTCTTAAAAGAGGCGCAAAGACTTACGCAGTCTATACCTGGCACTGCTATCGTTTCTGGAGACACGCCAAAGAAAGAACGCGAGCGCATCCTTGAAGAATTTAAGGCCGGAGAGATACCCGTCGTCGCCAATGTCGGCGTACTTACCACAGGATTCGACTATCCTGAACTTGACACCATCGTTATGGCCCGTCCAACGATGTCTCTGGCTCTCTGGTATCAGATAGTGGGCCGCGCCATCCGCCCCCACCCTACCAAGGAAGCCGGATGGATTGTTGATCTCTGTGGCAACATCAAACGCTTCGGTGAAGTCAAGGATTTACGCCTTGTAAACGGAGGCAATGGTAAATGGGCCGTATTCTCCAACAATAGACAGCTGACCAACGTAAGATTCTAATATTATGGAAGGATATATAAAACTAAGCCGCAAGTTCTTCTCGAATGATCTGTGGAATGAAGCCCGGACTTTTAGCAGTTGCGAAGCGTGGCTTGACCTTATACAGTCAGCACGATTTGAGGCAACGCCCCGTATGGAGAGTATCGGAGGTCGAGAAGTCTCTTATACAAGAGGACAATATCCTGCATCTATAAGATTTTTATCAAAACGTTGGCGTTGGACAGAAAGAAAAGTAAGAACTTTCCTAGCTTATCTGAAAAGAGAAAACATGATAACCTTGTCACAGAAACAAGGTATGAATGTGATAACTTTGGTGAAATATAATGATTACAATGGGATGCCTTCTGACACAGTTAGTGACACAGCAAATGACACAAGTAATGACACAACTATCTTACAAGAAATCAATGAGTTACGTTCACAAGTGACACAGCTAACGACACAGCTATTGACACACCAAGTGACACAACCCCCTCAAAAGGCCGAAAAACGACACACGGGTGACACAAAGCAAATAAAAGGAAAAAATAATATTAAAGAAACTACTACTGGCGTAGTAGTAAAGAAGGACGCGGCTAAGGCCGCTACTCTCTCACGTAAAGATTCTTTCTATTTGTCCCTGGTTCCTTATGTAGGTAAATACCCAAAAGAAATGATCAGGGCTTTCTTCGACTACTGGAGTGAGCTGAACAAATCAGGAACCAAGATGCGATATGAACTTGAAAAGACTTGGGAACTACCGAAAAGGCTTGTGACATGGGCGAACCGTGAACGGATGCCATTAAAGCCTGAAGCCGGCATAGTACTCAAAGACAACTCACCTGAAAAATACACTAAAGGCTGGTAATATGGAACATATTAATTTTCAACAAACAATAGACAGGCTCAAAGATACCGGTTTCTCCCCTGTACCTAATACCGTGAACATTCACATTCCTGAAGCGAAAAGAATACTTTGGTCCGGTATCAAATATTTCACCCAAGATAAGGGCCAATGGCTCCCTGAATATAATGAAGTCGTAAACTGGTTGACAGGCAACAATGGCCGCGGACTTCTGTGTTTCGGCAACTGTGGAAGGGGAAAAACGCTTATTTGTGGTAAGATTATACCATTGCTACTTAATCATTACTGCCGTAAAGTGGTAAGCTGCTACGATGCACAGCAGATGAACGCCAATCTTGACGAAGTAAAAAAGAAGCATATCATCTATGTTGATGATATCGGAACAGAAAATCTAAGTATCAAATACGGCGAGAAAAGACTGGCCTTCGCTGAACTTGCTGACGAGGCCGAAAAGAAAGGAAAGCTTCTTATTCTCACTACAAACCTCACAATAGATGAACTGAAAGAGAAATACGGAGAAAGAACCATTGACAGACTGAGAGCGATAACAAAAACCATTCTTTTCAGTGGTGCTAGCCTTAGAAAATAAACAAGAATTACAGATATGAAAATGATAAAGTTTAATGCCTTAGAGTATGTAGACAGCTTTGATTTCTGCACGATAGAAGAAAAGAAACAGCTGTATTATATGCTACTTGAAGCTTTAAAATGGGGGCAAAGAGTATGAAGACGACTATCTACTGGAAAACCAAAGATACCCATATTATTGATCGTATCCGGAAGCGCTATAATATTTGCCAGGGAATGACAGTAAATGGTGAAAATGCCGTCGAAATTAACGAAGTTCAATATAAGGAATTACAGGAAGTTGAAAAACTTGGATATATACAAATCAGGAACAAATGAATGACACAATCAAACCAAACGCATATCTTATGCGTGGCGCACTGCCTTCGGTTGAGCGTTCACGAGACGAATACACAGGCTCTGTATTCGGCTCTGCCGCGTTGGCCTATATAACAATAATACACGCCACTGACGCAATGGATATGATGCAAGAGCGTTTGCCGGAGTTATACGATGACAGACAGATAAGAAAATATATTAATCGCATGACTGGTACAAAAGCGAGTATGGGCGAGATACGGAAGCTAACCCTTGCAATCGGTGAGTTATTGGCTCACGATTGCGACAAGGCGTGGGTGGCAGACTTTGGCAATGCAGCCTACGAAAAAGTGCAGCCTTATACAGAAAAGTTACGCATCGCCTTGGCAAATGCTTTAGGACGATACGACGTTCCGGATATAAACGTATGCGCAGCCATCCTTGTTGCTCAGTCGCTTGCCAGCGAGGCCGTTGAATATGTAAAGAGACGTTCCGCAAAGTTTACAAACTTTACAATTGTTATGAAGGGTAAAGGCAGACAGACTGTATCTTCATGCCTCTCGTCTATGTCCTGTTCTGCACTTGAGTATTGCTTGCGTAATATAGCACGCATACTTGTTGAGGATAAACTGACGGACGATGTGAATATTGCGGAGGATAAGTCTGTTGAAACTGGTCTGAAGGCAGTTCTTAATGTCATGAGCGACACTAACACATGGATATACGCACGTGATAAGGCGGACGAGTTAAACCATAAAAGCAATAAGCAATGAAGAAAATTGCGGTAATTAGGGGAAATTTTGAGAAAATTTCCTCAAACTTAGTCAAAATCACTAATACCAAAATATGAGCAAAGAACAAAATCATGTCAAAGATGCCATTAAGGCTTATCTGGACGAACGGGCTAAAAATGACGAACAATTTGCACAGAGTTATGCGAAAGCTAACAAAAATATAGACGAATGCTTCGATTATGTCATTGGAGAAGCACATAAGCGTGGTAATGCTGTTTACATGACTGACGCTGAAGTATTCGGGCTGGCAGTCCACTACTACGACGAAGATGACATAATGATAAACAAGCTGCCCAAAGGAACACATGTGAACACTTCAGCATCAGCAGTGGAACTTTCGGAAGAAGACAAAGCAAAAGCCCACGAGCAGGCTGTCAAGGCATACCAGCAACAGTGCATCTACCGTATGCGTGAAGCTGATGAAGAAAAGGCAAAGAAACTTGCAGAACGCAGAAAGGCTGAGAGAGAAAGAAGTAAACACGCAGAGCAATCACTATTCGACTTTTAAGATTATGAAACCACGTAACAAAACAGAACGGTTGGTGGCCGAACTTAGTGCAAAGCTGCCGGCCATTACTGAAAAACAGAAACAATGGGCTAAAGATACCTGTTTTGAGAAAATCGGTTACTACAACAAGGGCGAAGTATGGTGCATGAACTGTGGAACGGTTCACGAAAAAACAGTTTCTCCACTCGGTATAGACCTCGTAGGAGACGAAACTATATGTCCGCATTGTGGAACACATTTAAAGCTTAAAAATAGCCGGAAACGCAAATCTATCGAGCGTTGGTACTTCACGGTAGCGACAACATACAGGGGATTTCAAGTCTTTCGTCACTTTATAATCGAAAGACAGATGTACAAGATGTCTGGAAACATATCCAAAGGGTATGAACCATACTTCAGCATAAACGAAGCGGTACAGAACTGGATATCAGAGGATGGGAAGGAATATATCATGGCAAGACCATGTAGGCCTATGGCTTGGGTGTATGATGCCTGGGACTTCTGCAAGCCCATGAGCATAAAGGACAAAGTAAACGGGAGATACTCATATAGTCCCGACAAATATGATATCTACTCTGAATTTATTTATCCGATCCGAGGACTTATCCCAAAGTTAAAGAGAAACGGTTTTACATTCCGCTGCAAAGGGATATCAGTAAACAGACTTGCCACCATGTTGCTGACAGACAACGAAGCCGAAATGCTTATCAAGACAAAACAGTATAATCTGCTTTATGCGAAGAACATAAGAGGCATACCACAGGACGTGAAACCTTCAATAAACATCTGCAACAGAAACGCCTACAGGGTGAAAGATGCTTCGATGTGGATTGACTACATACAAATGCTACTGCATTTCAATATGGACACGCACAATGCGAAATATGTATGTCCGGCCAATCTGAAGAAGGAACATGACAAGCTTCTAAAAAGAATGAACCGCGAGGAAGCCAGACAAAGGGAGATTGACAAAATGAGAGAAGCCTTGGGATGGGAAAAGACCTACGCACAGGAAAAAGGCCGTTTCTTCGGTATATGCTTCGGCAACGAAGACATCGTTATAACTGTCATACGGTCCGTTGCGGAAATGGTCGAGGAAGGAGAGGCTATGCACCACTGTGTATATGCATGTGGCTATTACAAGAAAGAAGAAAGCCTGATTCTGTCTGCAAAGGACAAAGAAGGACACCGAATAGAGACCATAGAGCTGAGCCTAAGGACTTTCACTATTGTGCAGAGCCGTGGCGTATGTAACAGCATTACACCGATGCACAACGAAATAATAGAGTTGGTAAACAAGAATATTAACCTAATAAAGAAAGTAGCGTAAAAAATATGAAAGCAAACCAAAATATAAAAATTGATTGGGAGCAGCGACGTTATGAGATTGCAAAGGAAATGCTTGCTGCAATATACCTCGATGACGGAAACGCAGAAAGAGCAGATGATTCTGAATCAGGATTTGAATTTAAGTCACTACAAGATTCAGCAAGGGAAGCTGTAAAATTTGCCGATGCACTTATAGAGGAACTAAAGAAATGAATTTATGGATGCAGAAAAAATCTGCAAATAATGAAATTTCCGCGGATTTCCGCAACAATTCTGCGGAATAATTTCAACATAAAAGTACGTAATATATATTCTCTAAAGAAAATGGGAATATTTTATTAACTAAACATTTTTGATATCTTTTTAAATGAAAGAGGGCTTCCTTTGATATTTGAACATTCAGATTTTGGTATTATCATAACTTCATTCTTTTTCCGGTCAAGAATAAAGTAATAACTTGAGTTACCGCCAATGTAATAAAATTGTTCGGAATCAGTGTTAATAGTCATATTGGAATATTCAAAAGAAAATGTGTCATAGTTCGCTGGCTTTTCTATAAATAATGTAGGAACTTGTCTAACTTCTGATCTATTTGGGACAGATAATAAGAATTGCTCTAATGGTTGTACTAAAGTAAACAGGAGTAATAAAAGAAGTATGTGACCAAATAATTCTGCTTTTCTTTTTTCACAATAGAGGTCTGATAATGATGCGATGATAAAAAGGGATGTTAAGACAGAAACCACCATCCTAAATACTATATTAAATAAGCAGAAGAAAAAAATGAATATTAATGCTGAAAAGAGAAAATTTTTTATTGATTTTCTATCTCCTCTTACAAATAAGTATAATATGTATGATAAACCTATATAAATAAACGACATGAAATAGTCTGCAAAATTTATAAATATATCTTGTAAAGTCGAATAAGAAAGTATATTGATTCCAAATAGGGCATACCAAAAAGACGTTTTTATAATGGAGAATACAAATAAAGTACTTATAATCCACGTCTTATTTTTTAAGAAGTAGTTATATGATTTTCTTAATAAAATTATGGTTCTTAACATGTTTTTCAGCAAACTGAAGCGTTATTAAATAGATAAAATTTTAATATATATTGTAGTATGTCATAATATTTTTTTTACGATCATTTGTTTTTGAATCAAACAAGATTAATCATGTTTAGATATAGTTCTCCAATACTCAAGTAATAATGGTCTATGGTAAGATGCGGGGGTATCCCCAATAATTTTATTCTGAGTCAAAATATATTCTTTGGGTATTTCTATTCCAAAATATTGTGTTGGCATCTTAGAAAGATATTGTGGAGCTTCTAGCAATATTTTTTTATATGAATAGTCAATAACTTTATTGTCTATTATGTTAAATCCATGCGGGATATATTCGTTAAAAGTGTATGTTCCATTTGCAAGGACAAGTCCTTCTACATAATGTGCATCAGTTTTTATTGATATGTATTGACCATTTCCGTAACATCCAGGAAGAATTACTTGTCCAAGTAAATCAGAGGCATACTTATAGAAGGAATTAATTTCATATTTATTAGCATTCTCAATAAACCATTTTTTAAATGCTAGTTTTTCATCGTCATTGTTAAATATATAGAATGGATCATTATTCCAAGGAAAACTATTTTCTAAATGCAAAATACTATTTGACATGTGTTTTATTTGATAAATTTATCTTCAATATATTGGGGATATGTGGAAAATAAAAGGAGCCAGCCCCACGATAAAAAGACCGACTCCACGCACGATTAGGCCACAAATATAATACTTTTCTTCTAAAAGACCATATTATGACAAAAGAATTTTCATCAATCATGGAGTTAAAGGCCATTCGTGAACAAAAATCAAGATTATCAGAGCGTGAACGAGAACTTTCATCGGCTTTATTGCAGGATACATCACTCATTCCTGAAATTTATTCCTGGTTTAAGGACATTGTTGCAGAGGCAGATCATTCACCAAATCCTGATGGCGTTATGCAGCGCAAAAAATTTCTTTTTATTGTACTGTTCCTGTATGCTCCAAGTTCCCTAGCCGGTGGACGGTTGCCCAATGGTATCAGAGCCGAGTTAGCCAACGTATTCCCTGATGTATCACCATGTGTTATTTCTAATAACATTGCAGACGTTTCCTTTATCTATCAGCAGTATAAGGACTTTCGGCAGGACATAGAGTATATTTATATGCGGATTATTGAGAAATTGAAAGTAAATGAGTTAATTTAGCTTCATTGTTTAATACGTATATAATCTATATTCTCTCTAATACTCATTTCAAATTTAATTTACATTATATATCACATGGATATGATTTTTATTATTAAAATAAAAATGTAATGTAAAAAGTTTTTTGCTGATTCTGAAAATATTCTTATCTTTGTCCAACAAAATCAACTGGAACAATATTTTTATCAATATGTGCCAATAGCTATTGGATTAAAAGCATTTCGATTTATTTGGGCGTGTGTCAAAAGAAGTATACCTGTTAATTTTTAAGTATCATGGAAAAAGTTAAGTTTAAACAGTTAACACTGGAAGACCCGTTCTTTACGAGTTTAAAAGAAGATTACGAAGGATTTGAAGATTGGTTCCATCGCAAAAATGAATATGAAGCCTATATTCAGAGAAAAGATGATGGCAAATTAGAGGCATTATTATATCTGAAAATAGAAGAAGGGATAGTTACAGATATCGAGCCGAATCTTCCAAATGGCAAACATTTGAAAGTAGGAACATTCAAAATTGAAGCACATAATACGAAGTTAGGTGAGTATTTCATCCAAATGATTATGCGTACGGCCATTTTCGAACAAGTAAATGATATTTATGTTACGATATTCGAAAAGCATGTGGGATTGGTAAACCTTCTCAAACGATACGGTTTTGAAAAACATGGCACAAAAGGTAAACCAGAGAATCCGGAAAGTGTATATGTTAAGTCTATACCTTCAAAAAGTGAGGACTTGTGTAAATGTTTTCCATTTATACATACTAGTGGGAAAAATAAATACATGTTGTCCATATATCCCAAATATCACACACCTTTATTCCCTGATTCTATTCTGAAGACAGAACAGCGAGAACGTGATGCACTTATAAAGGATGTCTCTCATACAAATAGTATTCATAAAATATATTTGTGTAAGATGAATGATGTTGACCAATTAAGACCTGGTGACATTCTTATCATTTATCGTACTAAAGATGGGTTGAAATCTGCGTACTACACAAGCGTTGCCACTTCAATTTGTGTTGTGGAAGAAATAAAAAAACCTTGTGATTTTAAGAACTTAGATGAATTCATCAAATATACGAATTATTATAGTATTTTTGATAAAGAAACATTAAGTAAGTTTTATAATGAACGGAAAACTGTTGTAATTAAAATGACATATAATGCGGCATTCAATCACCGTATTATTAATAAAGAATTAGTTAAAGAAGTAAAATTGAATCCTGAATATTGGGGTTTCTTTAGTTTAACTGATGAACAATTTAATGATATAATAAAAAGGGGGGAAATAGATGATAGTCTTATTATCGATTAAACCAGAATTCGTCCATGAGATCTTTCAAGGACGGAAGAAATATGAATATAGAAAGAGTATTTTTGCTAAACATGTAACCAAGGTCATTGTTTATTCTACGAAACCCGAGGGAATGATAGTTGGAGAATTTTCAATAAAGGCGATACTTCAATACTCTCCAAAAGAATTATGGAAAAAAACTCATGACTTTTCTGGCATAACTAAACAATACTTTGATGAGTATTTTAAGGGACGTGATAAAGGATATGCTTTACAGATAGAAAATCCGGTCTTATATAAAAAACCGATGAACCCATTTGAGGTATTCGATTCCTTTGTTGCTCCTCAGTCGTTTAAATATATCAGTGAAACTGAAGTCGTATTTTGATTTTTTAGAATTATGAAAGGCGATATTATTTTTATTGGGGGTATTCATAGTGTCGGCAAGGGTACCTTATGCAAGAATGTCACATCAGGACTCAATGTTATTCATCTAGCAGCCAGTGAAACACTATCCTTTGAACAGGTAAAGGAATGGTTAGAAAAGCATGTACCCATAAAGAGCCTTGAAATCATTTGATAGGAAACGGCGGCTATTTGCCGCCGCTACTTTATTCCGTGAGTGCCGGGAAAGGTAAGTAACAAAGAACCCTGCCATATACTCTAATACAAAAACCACCTGCCGAAAATATCGGCGGGTGGTTAATGAATTTAATCTCGTTTTATAGGCAATTCTTTACCTAATCCTAATCGAAAAGCTTCTTGCAATTCATCTAAATATCTAATACCAACTTGCATTATTCCCGATTTAGTTCTATATGCTAATGCTGGCTGTCCGTTATCAAAAATAACTGCAGAACTCTCATCGATAATAAAAGAAGATAATGTTGTATCAGATTTCTGCCAACCAAAACTTTCACAGTTTAACGGAGTAATCTCTATTCTCCGAATAAAAGCATAATCAACTGGTACTGTATAATTGTCGAAACGAACAACAGTATCGTTAAATTCTACTACTTTTCCTAATATTAATCCGTACGTAGTACCATTAAAAAAGCCAAAGTAATTCCCTTTTTTTACGTTTAACATTAATCTATTATCCATATAATAAAATAATTAGTTTGCAAATTTATTGAATATAAAAATACTAAACAAATTATTTCATAGTTTTTTCATGTAATTATTCTTCACCACTATCGTTATTGAACGAGAACGAAACCTGCTGCATCTGCTCGAAGCTGTCAATGATATAAATGTCAATCGTCTGCTGGTCGGTCGATGCCGATGTGTAGTAGAGCCGGAACGTTTCTTTCTCTAGCGAGTACAGGTCATTGGGCAGGAACACCGCACTGTTATCCATTTCTTGCTTTCCTTTACCGTCAGGCAGGAAATAGCGTATCTGGTAGGTCGTAGGCGTAAATATCAATTGGAAAACATATCATCGGCTGACTGAAAAGTGTACCATTAAAAAGATGTCTCCCAAAAATAAGAAATGCTTTATGAGGAGTCAGTCAACTATGGTAGTAACTAAACCTATTGCAGAAATAGAAAGAGAATAACTGTATTGATTTAAAGCCGGAGCGTTATGCTTCCGGCTTTTCTGTTTTAGCTATAAAATCAAATTTTAAATAAAACTCTTGTTTAAATAACCTTTTTAAAGCAGATAAATATTCAACCATATCATTATATAGTTTTGTCTCTTTTTCTTTTATATTATTTTCAAATTCATTTCTTGTTTTTGATAGTTGAAGTAAGCTGTCTGTTGCCATCTTTGATAATTCAGAATTATCTTTACTTTTGTTTAATAGATCGAAATATATTTTCCAATTTGAAAGATGGCTTATAGCATTGCTCGCAATATAGCATAAAAATACTACGTACTGTTGCGAGCTAGTTACAAGATTATTACTGCGTTTTATTGTATATTCATCATCAGTAGAAACCATTAATATACGGTTTTCATGTAGTAACATCAAAAATGTTTTATTTGCTTCATTTATCAATGTTGATAGTTTCTCTACAGAATTCTTATCATATAAATAATATAAAAGTTGACTTTTATATAATTGAAGTTCTTCTACTAAGTGCAAAATTTCTATATACCTATTGGTTCTTTCTTCAATAAAAGTATGCTTTCTCTGAGATTCAAATGAGATTTCATTTTTAACTGATTCTATAATTTTTGTAATTCCATCGATATCTTCCTTTGTAGCAAGATTTTTTCCTTTTTCTCCTTCGTAATTTATATCACGGGAGTCCTCTTTCATCGCAAGGTTTTCTCCTTTTCTCTTGTTGTATCCTTCCCAAAAAAGAAAAGTTCCAAGCAATAATATTTGTGATATTAATCCAATCCATTCCATTTCTTTCTATTTATAACGAATAATGTAATAAAAAAATATAGGATTATTTCCTATTGATAATTTGGGAATTTGTTTATTAAATTCCTTGTTTATTATATTTTCTGATGTAATAACCCTTTGCGTAATTATTTCAAAAGAATTTTTCATAAAAGCAAATTCTATTTCTTCCTTTTTATGCTTAAATGTTTCTATACAGATATCATAATCATTAATTGTCATATTTGTATATTGGTATTGATGTAAAGGATGGATATCAGAAATAAAGCATTGTCCACCAAATCTAATTAAATTAGCAATTTTCTCTATTACGCTATCAACATGTTTAATATGCGAAAAAACCCTATTTGACAAAATCCAATCATATTTCCTTTCATATTCAGGAAGGTTACATATATCTAATTCTATGCAATTCAAATTATTTTGCTGTATGTATTTTGCATACTTTTTTTTGCAAATATCTAGCATCTTTTCACTAACATCTAATGCATCTACCTTATGTCCTTTTGATAAAAAACAAAGTAAATTATTTCCACTTCCAGCCCCTATATCCAGCCCTTTTCCTGGAGATAAAGTATTGCACCATTTTTCAATATATGGATATTCATTTGTATGCCAAAATTTTTGCCATATCCAGTTATCATAATACGGAGCAATAATATTATATCCTTCTTTAGGAGAATAAATTTTATTTTTTCTCATTTTGTTGAATAATTATTTTTTTCAAACTATCTATTTGATTTTGCATCTTTTTAAGTTCAGAATTTTTCTCTTGCCAATTCTTTATTTCTAGCAAATTTTTTTCAATCTCTACCTGCTCAGACTTTGTTGGAAGTCCGGTAAGTTCCCACATCCATCGAGAAAATAGAGGTTCCAATGATGCAAATAGAATAAGAAAACCAATAAGTATCCCACCTCCCACTATAGATCTTTTTACACTTTTTAGGGTTTTTGATATTACTCTATTTTCAAGTCCTGATATGTTTAGAAATGTTTTGTGATATTTTTTTTATGGCCTTTTTTATTAGATCCGATTGATAATCCTCATTATTAATTGTTTGTAAAGAACATACTTCCTGATTTTCTTCATCTGTTTGATAGAAATTAAGCTTTGCTATTTCAAAATTTTTTGTTATTACAAACTTGTTAGAAGAGAAATTTAATAAGACTCCACTTAATAAACCTGAATATCCAGGTTCGATCATGCTTGAATTTATCAACAAAATACCTTCAGAAGCGACTGAATATAATGCAGAGTAAGAAGCAGTAATATTATAAGGAAGTTTTACTTCTTCTATTGATTCAAAAAGTATTATCTCAGATGGTTCAAGGCAAAATGAATCAACTGATTGTAGGTTAATCACCTCTCCTGTTTCTGGTCTTATTAATTTTCCAATTCTAACTTTATAAGAACAATTCTTTATATGATTGGATTCGGAATTAGAAATCAGATTATTATTAGCTATCTTATTCTGTATAGAAGATTTACCTATAATCATATCTTTGTGTTTTATATTAAATATTCGGCTTCAACTTTATCTCTTTTCCACAATGTGGACAATATATTATGCCCTCTTTGGGCTTATCAAAGAGTTCCGGTATCTCCACATCTAAAGCATCTGCTATTTCTGCAAGTCTGTCCATATTAAATTTATTTCGAGAAACAGCTTGCGAAAAAGAGACAGCCTGTATACCTAATTTATCAGCAAGTTGAGCTTGCGTTATACCTCGCTCTTTACAAAGTTCTTTAATTCTTAATTCTGTTTTTGCCATAAAATTATAATTTTTGCCACAAAAATATATAATATAGCTTATATACGAAAGAAAATTAGAAAAATTATTTATGAGTACTATTAAATAAGTGTTTAAAAACTAATTTAGCATCGATACTATATAATTAATGTTAAATATAGTATATATACATAATATTTGTTTTGATATTTAGCATATATACTATATCTTTGCATCATCAAACAATAAGTAATCACAATTTAAACACATACGATTATGAAGACAACAAGCAGTGAATACATCAAAGAGATTAAGGCGCAAGTAAGATTGATCAATGAAGCACTTAAAAGAGTTCAAGAAGCCGAAAAGATGCAAGAAACAGCAGTTGATGCACGAGAGTATGATAAATCTAAGGCTGAAGCTGCTGACGCTAGTGCTGATGTGATGACAGCATTAGAAGAAGCTGTAAGGCTTGCATCTGCAATGGGCTGCGCAACTGGTTTGTATGAGATACACAAGTATCACAAAGTTATAGAGTTTGACTTCAGAGATTCACATAAATAATAACAATTTAAACACGCACGATTATGAAGACATTGAATGAACAAGTTGACGAGATTAAGAACATGAAAGGCTCTAAGGCAACAAAGAAAGCTGCTTTCATAAAGTTAGGTTTGAGAAAGTATGAAATAGAACTTCTGCTTTCAGAACTGCCGAAACCTATAAGAGAATCACACAAGTTCACGTTTGGCGTTGAGATAGAATGCCTTGTCGCTGCAAGCATTATGCGTGAATGTGCTACAAGAAACGCAATGCCATTTCAGTATGAGGGCTACAACCACACAGACAACAACCACTATTATAAGTTCGTGTCTGATTCATCCATAATGGGCAGCAACCCAATAGAATGTGTGTCGTCAGTACTTACAGGCAAGGCAGGCATGAAAAGCCTATAAACCTGCTGCAAGGCTTTGAATGAGGCAAACGCACAGGTTAACAGGTCTACAGGACTTCATGTTCATATAGGCGCACAGAACTTGTCTGACGAGGCTTATATCAACGTATTTAAGAACTATCAGAAGTTAGAGAGAGTTATTGATACGTTCATGGCAAGGTCAAGGCGTGCCAACAACAGCAGATGGTGCAGAACACTGCAAGGCTATGACTTTACATGGTGTACTACAAAATCAGACATTTTAGATGCCATGAACGGCAACAGGTATTTCAAGGTGAATGCATGTTCTTATTCACGCCACAGAACAATTGAGTTCAGACAGCATCAAGGCTCTACAGACTTTGAAAAGATTTCAAACTGGGTGAACTTTTGTGCTAAGCTGGTTGCATGGTCTAAGAAGAACGTATTGAGTTCAGAGGTTAGCTCAATTGACGAGATACCTTTCTTGACAGCCAAAGAAAAATCATTTTTCAAATCACGTGCCGAGGTTCTTGCATGAACCTCGCACAATTAAAATAAATTCAATATGTGTTGCATTATATACAAGCCTAAAGGTGTCCAGATGCCGAGCCTGGACATTCTTTCAAAAATCAAAAAACTCAACCACAACGGCTACGGTTTTGTTTCAACCGATCATTTTCATAAGGGTTTGGACTATCGCACATTCTTGCGCCACCTCTCGGAGGTCGGAGATGACGAAGACTGCATTATACATTTCAGACTTGCCACTCATGGCTCAATATGCCGGGCCAACTGTCATCCGTTTGCAGAGAATGGCGTTTATTTCGCTCACAATGGGACTTTAAACGTTTACCCCGTCGGGGACATGACAGACAGCGAAATTGCCTTCAGAATGAAAATTTACCCAGAAATACAGCGGTTTGGATATGGAACAAAGCAGGCAGACTGGGCTATAAAGCAGATTTGCGGTTATTCAAGATTTGCCATGATGTACCAGGGCGAAGTGAGATTATTTGGTGATTATAAAATACTGAATGGCATATACTATTCAAATTTAAGATGGTTATGAAAAGTATATTACAGTCTTTGAAAGAAAAGGTGTCATGTGGCGATATCACGATAAAAGAGGCAGCCATAAAGCTGCATCATGCAGGATGGACAAACTTCATTGATGTAGAGAGAACCAGACAATTGTTAGGTCTGAAAACACAGCAGACCAAATCATAAAGCAACATGCTTGTGAATTAATAACGAACAATTGGCTTATTGTTTCGTATGTGTAGAATTGTTATTCAAAATTGTCTTCATAATTAGGTATCTTTGTGAAAAGGTACCATCGCGGATTAGAGCAGTGGTCAGCTCGCTACTTTGACTTGGTAGAGGTCGCCGGTTCGAATCCGGCATCCGCAACTAAATAAAATATATATCACGATTATGGAAATACTTAATCTTATCATCAAACAGAAATTCTTTGACGAAATCCTGTCAGGCAAGAAACGTCAAGAATACAGAGAGATCAGGCCAACAACACAAAAGAAATACTGCCAGCTTGACGCTGACGGTTTTTGTGTAGAGGTTAATGGTGAGCTGCAGCCGAGACACTATGATGCTATTCAGTTCTTTGTTGGCTACAACAAAGGCAGAACCAGCGCACTGGTAGAAGTCAAAGACGCAAAGATTGAGCTGTTTGAAGACGAGAACCACAACTTGATTGAATACACCCATCAAGGTGAGATTTATTTGGCAGCACAGGTAGTCTATAACCTTGGCAGAGTGATAGAAAAACATGTTTAATTTAAATTTTACGCTGAGTCAGAGTAAACAGAAGCACATTTTCAACAGGCGGTTATCGTGGCGGCCGTAGAGGCTTGACCACAGAAAATGGAGGTTTGTCGCAACGTGGCAGATTCATCAACCGCAGACAGCAGTATTATAACGTCCGTGTCGGACTTGGTATGAGTGGCGGATAATGACACTGCAAGACAGGACATACAGCTATATTGACCTCGTCAGTATTTTGCCTGACGAGGTTATGCTGTTTCTGTCTTTGGGTAAGGATTCTTTGGTCTTGCTGGACATGATCTATCCTAAATTTGACCGGATTGTTTGTGTGTTCATGTACTTCGTCAAAGGCTTAAAACACATTGAGCGATGGATAGGCTGGGTAAAAGCCAAATATCCTAAAATAGAGTTTATTCAGGTGCCACACTGGAACCTGACCTACATTCTTCGTGGCGGTATGTATTGCGTACCCAATCCTAAAGTAAAGCTTCTAAAACTGGCTGATATAGTAAAAGCCATGCAGCTCAGATATGGGATTTATTACACGTTTTTAGGCATGAAGAAGGCCGACGGCATGAACCGCCGCCTGATGCTGAAAGGTTATGAAGCCAACAAGTATGAGAACAATGGCATGTGCTATCCCTTGGCCGACTGGACGCAGAAAGATATCCTGTCATACATGAGACAGAATGGATTGCCTGAACCGGTGAGATATTCACTGAAAGCAAGTTCTGGTGTAGGCTTTAACTTGGATTGCATACTATGGCTGGAGAAGAACTACCCACAAGATTTACAGAAAATATACAAAGTGTTCCCGATGGCTGAGAGGATCATTTGGGAGCATAAACAAAAGCAATAGGCATGGAACTAAGCAAGTACATAAAAAGTGAATCGGTAGAACTTAACCATTCCGCCATTCACTTTGCGGATTATAATCCCCGGAAGCTATCCGAGGAATCACGAAAAACGTTAAAACGGGGGATCAAGAAATTCGGTTTGGTTGGTGGAATCGTAGTCAACAAGCGGACCGGACTTACTGTTGTGTCTGGGCACCAACGCCTGACGGTTATGGATGAACTTCAAAAATTCCCGGAAAACGACTACAGGCTCCGTGTCGATGTAATTGACGTGGACGAAAAGCAGGAAAAGGAATTGAACATTCTGATGAACAACCCGAACGCGCAAGGAACCTGGGATTTTGACGCTTTGGCTCGACTGGTCCCTGATATTGACTATCAGGATGCAGGACTAACGGCAGCAGACTTGAACATTATCGGTTGTAATTTCCTTCTCCAAACAGAAGAAGAAAACTCCATTGCGGACGCTTTGGAGGATATGATGGTTCCATTAACTGAACAGAAAAAAGCCGAGAAAGCTGCCAAGCAGATGGAAAGAGCCGAAAAGGTGGCACACATGAAGGACGTAAAGCAACAGGTAAAGGAAGCAGCCCAAAAGCAGGCTCAGGATATGGATGCTTACTTGATGCTCTCCTTTGACACATTTGAAGCCAAAGCTGCGTTCTGTGAAAGGTTTGGTTACGATCCTTACGCCAAATTTATCAAAGGCGAAGTATTCGATGAACAGGTAGAAAGAGTTGAATGATTATGAAAAGTGAATCTCGACATAGTAAACATACTGGAAGAAAACCAAAATTTGACTACAAGAGCGAGGAGTTTCTCTCTCAAGTGGAAATGTATGCCAAGAAGGGATTCACGGACAAAGAGATTGCTTTCGCTTTAGGCCTATGCCCCCAAACATTCAGTGAGAAGAAGAGTAAGCACTGCGAATTAAGCGAAGTGTTAGCGCGCGGACGTGCGACAATCACTGCTGCAGTACGTGCAAAGTTCCTTGCTATGGCCTTGGGTGGTATCAAGACGAAGAGTACCGTAGTTAGAAAGCTGAAAGACCAGGACGGCAATCTGACCGGCGAAGAAGAACTTCAGGTGAGTGAGAGCGAACTCGCTCCAAATCTTCAGGCCATGTCCGTCTGGTTGTATCACCATGACGAAGAGTGGAGAAAGGTTGAACGCCGGCAGGATGAGGACGCTGATATTCCTCAGGATATTGACCACGGAGTTTCTATTGACTCATGGATTAAAGACAAGCTGAAATGATTGTTCCTCAAGAAATATATCATCCGTTATACACAGACAGGGAGAAGTTCATTATCCTCATTACCGGTGGCCGTGGATCGGGTAAGAGTTTCAACGCTTCCACCTTCATCGAACGACTGACCTTTGAGCAGACTCCAGTTGAGAAGATTGTCCACCAGATTCTATACACACGCTACACGATGGTATCTGCCGGCATGTCTATCATTCCAGAGATGATGGAAAAGATAGAACTGGACGGCACCACTAAGTATTTCAAGACCACCAAGACGGACATAGTAAATCGGATGACCGGCAGTCGTATCATGTTCCGGGGTATCAAGACCTCTTCCGGGAATCAGACGGCGAAGTTGAAGTCCATCCAGGGTATTACCACCTTTGTCTGTGATGAGGCGGAGGAATGGACCAGTGAAGAAGAGTTTGACAAGATTATGCTCTCCATCCGTAAGAAAGGAATCCAGAATCGGATTATCATTATCATGAATCCCTGTGACTCTAACCATTTCATTTACAAAAAATACATCGAGAATACCCACCGCTTGGTCGAGATTGACGGCGTGCAGGTACAGATTTCTACACATCCCAATGTCCTTCACATTCATACAACCTACTTCGATAATATCGAGAACCTTTCTCCTGAGTTTCTGAATGAAGTCCAGGAAATGAAGGAGAAGAATCCGGAGAAGTATGCTCATGTTGTCATAGGACGCTGGGCTGACGTGGCCGAGGGTGCCGTGTTTAAGAAATGGGGCATCGTGGATGAGTTCCCGATGTGGTGCAAGAAAGTTGCTATAGGATTGGATTTTGGTTATACCAATGACGCCACAGCAGCTATCCGATGTGGAATCATAGACAATGCTCTTTATCTGGATGAAGTGGATTATAGAACCGGATTGCTTTCCGGCGACATCATAAAAGTCTTGCGCCCATGGAATCTTAGAGTGATTGCTGACAGTGCGGATCCGCGACTTATTCAGGAAATCCACAACGGAGGCATCAAGATTTATCCAGTAGAGAAGGGGCAAGGTTCTGTCAATGCGGGTATTGACAAGATGCAGGGAATGGAGATGTACATTACCAGACGCTCCTACAACCTGCAGAGGGAGTATAGGAATTATGTCTGGGCAAAGGATAAGGACGGAAACTACATCAACGAGCCGGAAGACCACGATAACCATGGCATTGACGCTGCGCGGTATTATGTGCTGGGAGAACTTCTAGGCAGGATTATGAAACCGAAAGACATTTCAGGAGTATTTGGACATTAAATTTTAGTATATGAGAACTTTAGAGGAAATTTTATCGATACCTGAGATAGAGAGAAAAATCTACTATCTGAAGAAAGGAAGAAAAACAGAACTTCCCAATGCTCATGCCCTTTATAATGACTGGAATCCAAACAGGCATGAGATAGTGATTGACGAGGAGAAATACCCAAAAATAAAAATCACCACCAAGCCTGAAAAAAGAATAACCGACCCGACAACAGGTAAAGAATACATTGAGCCGGCAGTTAAGAAAGAAGTTGAGCCAAATAGAATAGCCCTTCCAATCGAGCAGGACATCGTAAACATTCAGACAGCTTTCACAGTAGGAACAGAGCCGACGCTTGACTGTCAGCCGGACCAGTCAGAAGAAAGTCTTCTTTCAGCTTTGAAACAAGTGTTCAAGAAGAACAAGCTGAAGTATCAGAACAAAAAGGTTGTCAGAGCATGGTTATCAGAGCAGGAAGTGGCAGAATACTGGTATGTGGTGAAGGACGACGGCTTCTGGGCAAAGCTTAAGCGCAAGGTTGCCGGAATCTTCGGCAAATCAAAACCAGAATATCGCTTGAAGAGTACCATCTGGTCTCCGTTTAGAGGTGACAAGCTCTACCCTTTCTTCAATGACAATGGAGATTTGGTAGCCCTCTCCCGTGAATACAAGAAGAAAGATTTGGATGATGTGGAGATTACCTGCTTTATGACCATCACCAAGGATATGGTTTATCAGTGGGAACTGACAAGTAATTGGACAGACAAAGGATCGTTCGCTCATGGATTCAAGAAACTCCCTGTAATTTACATGTACCGTCCGGAATCGTATTGTGAAAAGATCAAGAGTCTCCGAGTAAGACTGGAGAAACTTCTTTCCAATTATGCAGACTGTATCGACTACCACTTCTTCCCTATCCTAATGTTATTTGGAGATGTGCAGAATTTCTCTGGTGAGTTCAAGAACCGAGTGGTCGAGCTGACCGGGCAGGGAGCTAATGCCCAATATCTGACATGGAGTCAGGTCCCTGATACAGTTAAATTCGAGGTTGAGACCTTACTGAGTCAGATTTATGGATTAACCAATACGCCGCGTATCTCATTCGACGCGCTGAAAGGTACAGGCAATGCTGTTTCCGGTGTAACTTTCGATTATGTATTTATGTCCACCCATCTGAATGTGGAGAATCTGAACGAAACTGTCGGCGAATTCATGCAACGGCGTGTAAATTTCCTGACTTCCGCTTTAGGCTCAGTTAATACAACTCTTGAAGCAGCCTCCGAGACAATTGATATAGATGTTCAGATGCAGCCATATAAGCTGGAGGACATCAAAGACAAGATTGACACAGCCATCAAAGCCAAAGATGGTGAAATATGGTCGCAGCAACGGGCTATTACTTTTGTGGGGAACGTGGATTCTGTTTTGGGCGAGATTGAAGCCATCAAGGAGGAGCAGGAAGAAAAACAGAAGAATGACATTGAGAAACAAAAGAAAATTAATGAAATAAACGGAAAGAATCGTTTGTAAAATAATAGTATTTGCATTAAATATAGCGGTATCTTTCGTGGTATCGCTATTTTTTGTGCAATTAATTTTTAGATTTGTATTAATATCATATATTTGTGCAATGTTTAACTTATAAATTAATAATAATGGGCAAATCAATCAAAATGGGAAATGATGAGTTTATTTTGTATTGCCGGAAACAACATAAAGGAGATGATAAAAGTACGGCTCAACTGGGAAAACTTATTTGGGAATGGATTAGAGATAATGCAGACGGTAAAAAAGTAGATAAACGGGAGAACTGTGAATGGGGTGATGAAGCAGATAACGTATCTGCAGCAGGACTTCCATACACAGCTACACAATTTGAATTTGACAGGGATAAACTCCCTGCATTATATAGTTATCTTGATTCTTTATAAATATAGTAAAAATACGAATATTTATTTTGTACTTGTTCGTATTTTTACTATATTTGCATTGTAATTAAGTCGTAAACGCTATGAGTTACAAATCAGTTAAAGAGGTTGTAACTATGTTGCTTGACAACGGCTTCATTCTAAAGAGCCAGAAGGGCAGCCACATGAAGTTTGAGAAAGATGGAATAACGGTAGTCGTTCCGAATCATGGAAAGAAAGGCGTTGAAAAAGGCACTTATTACAGCATTTTGAGGCAAGCGGGGCTGAAATAGCCCCCGCCTCTTTTGTTAAACTATAAAATGGAGGTCAATATGAGAACTGTAGAAGTGATTGTCGAACATGCTGGGAATAATCTCAGTGCTTACATTGAAGATGCTCCAGTTATTACTGTCGGTAATAACATAAGGGAAATTGAGGAGAACATGAAGGAAGCCATAGACTTGTATTTGGAGGACAATCCGAACCCTTGTGAGGTTCTCAAAGGAGAGTTCACTCTGAAGTTCAAGATAGATGCTGCTACCTTCATCAACTATTACAGCAGTATCTTCACCAAAGCAGCTTTGAGCCGGATAACAGGAATCAATGAACGTCAGTTATGGCACTATGCGGCTGGAGTGCACAAGCCCCGTAAACAGCAGTTGGAGAAGATACAAAAAGGTATTAATGCGCTGACAGAGGAACTGGCAGCTATAAATTTATTATGATTATGGACTTTTCAATTTTAACACCAATTGCTGCTTTTGGCGGATTTGCACTCGGATTGATAAATCTAGGCATCACTGTCTACAAAGATTTTCTTAGAAAAAGTAAATTGAATGTAGAGATTTTATCTTTCAAAACAAGATATGTTAAGGAGGGAGAATATAATTTGCAATTAGATGTTCGTTTTAAAGCTGAAAATGGCCTTATTGTTATAAAAGATGTAAAATTAAAGAATAAATATGGGTTTACAGGTGATGCCTTTTCTGAAAAAAATGAAATTCAAATGTATCGATGTATTCCCATGAATAAATTAGATTTATGTAAATTAAATAAAGATTGTTTTTTAGAAAAAGTAAAAAAACTCTTTGAAGAGATTTCTTTTTCAATAACTGATTTACAGATACAAAAGGATGAAATAAAGTCAATTACATTTGCTGATAACATACAAACTATCATGCAGTGTGATGGGTATGATGATCTTCCCCGATACCAATGGTATTTAGAGATTTCTTATAACAATGAATTGCAAACAATACCTTTAAAATTGGAACCTATTGGTGACACAAAAGGATGTTATTCACATCAAGGTGCTCCATATGAGAATTAATTCTATAGCGTGATTACTCCGGTAGTCACGCTTTCTTTTTATTTAAAAACGAACATTCTCCTAATTGTTTCGTATCGTTAGCCTTAAAATTTCCACTTCTTTTTTTCTATAAGTAAATTTACCGTATGAAATTATTAATCAAACTCATACGGTATGACAATCTTTGAACAAATCTTGGCAGGACTGCAACAGAAATTCGCTGGGGTGGATACTGCCACACTTACCCGTATAGCTACGAAAAAGGCTGAGGGTGTAACGGACGAGACGAAGGTAAACTCCATCGTTGAGGGTATCTCATTTCAGGACGTGATGCAAAACTATGGTGATTTCCGTGCAGGACAGGCACAGACTTCCGCTGTTTCAAACTACGAGAAGAAGCATGGACTGAAAGACGGTAAGCCTATCGAGAATCCGAAACCAGAACCACCGAAACCAAACGATCTTCCCAAGCCCCAGGAGACAGACATCGCAAAGATGATTGCTGACGGCATTGCAGCTGGTATCAAGCCGTTTGCTGATAAGCTGGCCAAAATGGAGGAACAAGAAGCGCAGGCGCAGCGCAATTCTCAGATTTCGGAGGTAGCAAAAAAGTACGGTATTCCCGAATTTATGCTGAAGGACCGCAACATTCCAGAGAACACGGACTTGGACACTTATTTCAAGGACATGAAACAGGATATGTCTAACAGCGGCTTCAAATTCGCACAAGCCCCTGAAACTGCAGAACAAAAGCAGGATAAGGAAGCAAGCGAGTTCGCCAAAATGATTGAGGCGGACACAAAATCTATTGTCGAACAAAAAAACAAGTAATTTATGGCAGCAGGATTTAAGTATAACATTGAGCCGGAACCGTCAATCGAGGAACGTTATGATGTTTCTACAGGTGTAAGACGCAGAGGCCCTTATAAGCTGGACACGACCAACCTTGTTGTTGGCTCGTTTTTACCATCCTTTACACCTATTGCCGCTGACCTGGTGAAGAAAACAGCCCAGGTGGCAATCCGTGTAGAAGTATATGAGAAGTTCACGACAGGCTCCAATACCACGTTGAAGATTAAGAAAAACTCTTTGGCTTACAAAGGTATGCATCTTGGTAACGGTGCACATGGAGCAACCATTAACGACATTGACAAATCAGACAAAGCCTTCGATAAACTGACGTTGGCTGCCGACTTCGGCGAAACTTTAGAGGCCGGCACAATACTTTATGAAGCTACAGAAGTTAGCGGTACTACACCTAAAGTTATTGCAAACTCCGCCTTGTATGAGAGGAAACAAGTAGAGAATGGCATTGTACTGGTTGCCCTTTTGATGCGTGCGTTTGAAATAGAACCTACCAAGTTAGCCATGCCATTCTCAGACATCGACAAGGCTAACATGCCGCATTTCCAGTTCAACGCTGCAGGTGTTCAGTCACCAGCTGGTGTTTCATATGAACTGCCTGAAGCTTCGGATTCCGTAATGGGAGGAATTCAATTAGGATTTACCCAAAGCGGAAAGAAATATCCGGTGGCATTGGAAGGCGGCAAAGCTTATGTCGAAGTTCCGTGGACAGACAATAACACTACCTATCAGGCAGCTAACTCAAGCACCTTGGGACTGGTAAAACAGGGTGCAAAAGTTGATGATGCTGCAGGCGGAGATGAAAAAGACAAAATTAATGCTCTTCTTGCATCATTGAGAGCAGCTGGTATTATAGCAAGTAAATAAAAAAGGAGAACAAAGATATGATGCTAACTATTTATACACTGTTTAACGATCCTAATATCGTAAGTGCCGTTATCCAACGCGTCCTTCAGACTCGTAAGGATACGATATATTGGCAGCAGTACCTGGACTTCCGTAGAACGACAACTCGTGTGTTCAAAGACTATATTGGTCAGGTTACTGGCGTGATGGCCGGTTCTATCAACTCACGCTACGGGGAGAAACCTATCCGTGAGCGTAGGAACATCGGTTCTGGATATGGTGAGATTGCCTATTTAGGTGACCGTTACCAGATTTCCATTGACCGCTTGTCAGAACTGCAGGACTTGGTTGACAAGTTCAATGCCGCAAAGACTGCCGACCAAGTTGCCGCCATGCAGGACATCGTGAATTTCATCTACGATGACTATCGTCAGGTACTCCTTGCCGCACATAAGCGCATGGACATCGTTGTCGGTTCATTGCTGATGACAGGTAAGGCTCAAGTGAAAAACAAGGACGACAATGCCGGAGGAATCGACCTGCTGGATATCGAACTTCCGTTCAAGTTCATTACCCCCGAAGCCGGAGCGAAGGCCAACTTCATCACATACCTGCAGCAGCAGATTAATGAATTGAAGGCCACTTACGGCAACTTCCCGAAGATGATTATGTCACGAGGAACATTCGTGAAAAATATTATCGGTTCGAGTGAGTTCGGTGATAAGTTCAAGATGCAGCTTACCGGTAACGAGATGTATATGTCAACCGGATTGATTACCTCTCAACTGGCTTCCACCGTCTTTACTGGTATTGGCCTGCCGGCTATTGAAATCAAGGAAGATTATGTTCTTGACCAGTCTGGCAAGAACGTGCAGATTTACGCCGATGACCATATTACACTGCTTCCTCAGGATAAGGTTGGTTACATGCGTTTCCACACTCCTTACGAAGCTGTTGACGGTGTACCGGGCCGCAACTATACTCAGGCTGACGGTGATATGCTCATCTCCGGTTACAAGGATGGCAACGGCCGTTATCTGGAATACACCGCGGAGTGGATTCCGCAGATTGCGAACCCGAACCAGATTGTGAACATCGACTTGACAACAATGAACGCATGACAGTAAAAGACTACATATCACAGAAGTTTCAGATCTTCGGCATCAACTTGTCGGAGGCTGACCTTTTGGAGATAAGTCTGTCTTCAGGAATAAGCGGAGAGGATGAGATGGACCAGTCAAACATCGGTCTCGTGTCGGTAGCTATGGCGAAGTTCATCCCCTCTCTATTACTTAGAGCCACTTCAATCAGCGAAAACGGTTTCTCTATGTCCTGGAATACTCAGGGCTTGAAGGAATACTATTCTTTCTTGTGTAAGAAGTACGGACTTGAAGACACGCTGTCAGATAAGCCTAAAGTCAGATTCCTATGATATTTGCTCCACATACATTACAGGTTAAGGTCTTTACTCCGGTGAAAACAGACGAGTTCGGCCGGCCCATTCCCGGAACCGGTGAAGAAAGCTGGCAGGAAATATGTCGGTGCCGCTGTGATGATAACTCAACAAAAGAGTTTGCTTCGGAGAACGGCGAGGTGTACCGACCGAATTATCACGTAGTCTGTGAGAAAAGAATCTCACTGAAGGCTGGTGATGAAGTCAGATGTATAGAGGGTGAGAATATCAGAGGAGCTGGCAAAGTTTACATGGTAAAGAATACGAATTATTTTGGTTACTCAGAGATATGGATGTAAAATTTGATTTTTCGGATGTGAATGGATTCTTTCGACAAGGTTATGCCGAAGTGAAAGCTGTTGAGGATAAGGTTGGCAAGGAAGCTGTCGATTACGCTATGAAGAATGGCAGTTATCAGAACCGGACCGGCACACTCCGTAAGTCAAATAAGTATTCAGTTGAGGATGACGGATTGGTGATAAGAAACGATGCTGAGTATGCCTCGCACGTCGAATCTAAAGGCTATGAAGTATCAACTGGTGCGGCTCTATACGCTGAGAAACGATTGAAGGAGGAAATCAAATGAAATACAAAAAGAAACCAGTGGTTATTGAAGCCGTAAAATGGAATGGCGATAAAATATCAGAAGTTACAGATTGGATTAGTAAGGCTCTCGATAGAGGTGTGATAATGCGTTTTGGAAATGAAGTCAAAATACACACACTTGAAGGAATAATGACGGCAAGTTCTGGTGATTATATCATTAAAGGGATCAATGGGGAAATTTATCCTTGTAAACCCGACATTTTTGACAAGACTTATGATATAGTCAAAGAAGATACAGATTCTATTTGCTTCGGTGATGCTATTGAAGTTTTGAAACAAGGTGGTGCAATCCGTAGAAAAGGCTGGAATGGTAAAGGATTGTTTGTCATCAAGCAAGTGCCGGCGCATATTAAGAGTGATATTATTCCGAAGATGCAGTCGCTTCCGCAGTCAGCCAAAGACCTTATCCTGAAAGGAAAGGGCTTCATTGACTACACAAGTCAGTGTCTTATCTACAATGAGAATACCGGCAGAGCTGATTCGTGGGTTCCATCTATCAGTGATGTTTTTGCAGAAGATTGGGAGATTGTGCAATGATAGTGACCACCGACATAGCGAACATACTTTACCGTGACTGCCAGACTTTCGGCATTGACATCGTTCCTCACGGAAAGAAGCTGACTGGCGAATTGAAGTCTGAAATGATTGTCATTCATGCCAAGAAGCAACAATCAGAAACGTATTGGAAGAAGTCTTTCGTAGAAGTGAACCTTTGCGTTTCTGACTTAAAAGAAGGTGAAGCCAATACAATACGTCTGAACGAGCTGGAGAAACAGGCGCAAGAAATGTTTGACGGTGTGACCGGACGCTATGACGGTACAACCTATCATTATTCCATCGACACAATCGGAACAGAGGAGGACACAGCCTTAAAGTGTCATTATGTAAATGTAAGAATTTTATTTGAAGTTTTAAATGTAAAATAATATGGCAGAAGCAAAGAAAATTACAGCCGCTAATATCAAAAAACTTTGGTATGGCGAGACAAGTGCTATCACAGAAGATTTAACAGGACAAGCCTTGCATACTCTTTTGCAGGGTGAAACCTTGAAAGAAGTGAAGAATATCCATCAGGACACATGGACTATTGAAGAAGCGGAGGCTAGTCGAACCAACTACAAGAACCAGCTTACAGGTCAGACCTACCGTAGTGACAAGGAGATGGGCGATGTAACCGTCAACTTCACTATTGGTGAATACGACTATCCAACCAAGAAAGATCTCATGGGTGGCGATGTCATCAATACCGACAAGGGATGGAAAATACCGACAAGGGATGGAAAAGAGCGAGAGGTAAGGTGAATATTGAGAAATTGCTTGTTGCTTTGACTGATGATGACCAGTATTGCGTCGTTCCACGCGCTGACATCGGCGCCCGTGAAGCGACAACGGATAAGGCCATCGGTATTCCTGTAAGTGCCGTAGAATTGGAACCGAAAAACTCTAATATTGCTCCAGAATACTGGTTCGATGCGGAAGAGGTTAAAGAAGCATGAACTGATGTGAAGGTCATAGCGACGCCTTCTGATGCGACAGTAAAGCTGGATGGGCAAACGGTCAAGTCCAAGAGGGTGAAATCTGGGACATCCGTTTCTTATGAAGTGTCAAAGGCCGGCTATACCACTCAGTCAGGAAGCATACCAACCTCTCTGTCTGATGCCTTCAAGACAGTAGAAAAGGAAATTACTCTCATTCAAGAAGGTGGCGGTTAGTTTTCAGAATGTTTAACGGGTGTGGCTTCGGCTTCACCCTTTTTCTTTTAAGATATGAACAAAGGAGCAAAAATAATATCAGAATCCATTATCGGCAGTGATTTCAGAACAGTATTTGTAGCCGGGAAAGTTTACACGGTCTACCCTCCTACTATACATAAATTGGCCGGAGCTATATCCTATCTGTCTGGAGTTCAAGAAGCAGACAATTTTAAAGATGTTCTGCTCTCCTTGGGAAAAAGCGAGGCTTACAGCAAAGCTCTTTCCTGGCTGATAGCTGGTGACGAAAGTTTAAGTGAAGAACTAGCAAAAGGAACATATGAAGAGAATGTGAACGCATTGGATGAAGCACTCTCTATGATTGACTCAAAGGTTTTTCTCAAAGCTGCCAGCTTGGCGAAGAACGTAAGCCTGCTGGCAGCGAAACCGAAGTTGTAGGAAATGATACTCTCTTAGGACAAATCGCATCGTTCATGGAAAATCTGCATCTGACATACCGGGAAGTGGTATATGAAATACCATACAGAAACTTAGTATTAATGCAGCGTGACAAGCTCCATACTGTTACTGGAATAAAAGTTAATAAAGTAAGCGGTAAGGATATGGCCTCACGCAGAAGAAGAAACAAAAAGTAGACATGGCAAGAATTTATAAAATTATAGAGAAAATAAAATAGAAGACGGGATTAGCCCGTCTTCTTAAACTACAGATTCTTTACAATATTCCATCGGATATATTATCTTAAAATTGTTTTCTCCAATATATCTTTTATTAATAATACATAGCTGAATAGGCGGAATCATATCTAAAAATGCAGAATTATGAGAAACAAATGGAAGTCGTAAAGCTTTTAATTCAGGATCATGTTTGACAGAATCAATAGGATTTGCACGTATCACACTATACGTAAAATTTTTCATCTTTTGTTTCATGTGTTCTATTACAAAACCGACTGTCAGGAACTTTCCCTTATAACATTCTTTTAATATTTTTGCATAATTTCTAAATTCGGAAATTTGTTCTGTATCTCCTACCAAATCAAAAACATCCTCAGGATTATAATCTATTTGAGATTGACAAATAACATAATTCCCGTTATAACCTTGTCTTCCCCACCAATGAGCTAATTCGACAAACGTATCCCAAAAATAATATCCATTTCCCAACCAAGGTTTTCGGGTACAAAGAAAAGGTCCTTGACTTTCAATTTCATCAGGATTTTCTTTATTATCCAATGTTTGAAATATTGTTTTACGTTTCATTTTATGAATATTATTTAACCGTAGTATGCTCTTTAAGCAAGTTTTGTAATGACGATAGATTCAAAGTAGGTAATAAAATAGGTCTTATATTAGCTTGTAAAGTCAATGTACTAATAAAGGCCCTTACATAAGGAAATAATATTGCAATACTATTAGAATAAAAGAAATCAGGGATTTCATCAATAGGAACAATCTCTTTAAACTTAAAAGAGGCAATACAAGTTACCAAAATTATAGGCTTTGAGGTTTTATTATTACCAGCCCATGATTTAAAAGTAAAATTCCTTAATTCCGCAACACTATAATTTAACTTTATTTATAAGTTCCTGAGCAACAA